AGTACAAACAATGAAGTCTGCAACGAACCCACACCAACAGTCATGATGTGATCATCAGCGCTCACACTATGCCCAAGAGAAATCACCAAACCATAACGCTCTATCGGATCCCCCAAACCGTTAGGGGTGAAGTTCACCTGAATCACAGACCCCATATCCAGGGCAAACATTTCCGCCTTCTGTGCCGTAGTCAGGTTGGACATGTCCACAGCAAGCCGTGCAAACCGGTACTCAGGCTCCGCGTAACGCCCCACCAGAAAATCAGAGTAACTAGACACCTGAGACTGACTAGAGAGGAGCGTGTCTACATTCCGTTCCAGAATCCCATACCTGGTCTGTGACAGCAGATTGTTAGCCGTAGCAGTCCCAAACCCTGAGGACACTGTGACCTGGTTGTAGAGTTGCTCACTGCCATACTCCACCAGGGCAGGTGCAAACGGAATCCCAGACCCAGCGACATCAGAAAACACGGTCACACTATCAGTGGTGGGTGTAGACAGCCGGTCTTTGAAAGCAACCCTGCCCTCTTTGTCAATGAAGAGCAACCCACCCTCAGACAGTTCCACCTTCTGCAGATACTGGAGAGCGTTCCCAGAGAACTCATCAGCCCCCAGCGTGGAAGCCCCAGTGTCAATCACACGATCAGCAACAGGCCAATCCACAGACTCCTGAGACAGTACCGCGTTCACACGCGCCCCAGAAGTCTGCTCAGTAGCAGTCCCCACGGTCACTACCTGTTGTGCAAGGAAAGTGAAAGCATCAGAAGCCTGCAACTCTGCAATGGATTGCCCTGAAGGGTCATAGCCAAGGTTCCAATCTGTCACCTTCCCCACATACTGTGCTGTGCCGTCAGCGAGCACACGCACATCACGCCTAGGCACAATGTCACCGTAGAAAGGTGAGGAAGTGTAGAGAGGGTCAAAAGCCCTGTCTGTGTTATTGAACTCCACACTCAAAGACCCAGCGTTGAACCTGTCCAGGTCACGGTTCTTACCGCGAGAGATACTCAAGGATCTCACCCGTGAGGTCACATCCTCAAAGGTCACACCACCCAAAACAAACTCAGTGTTATCCAACACCCCAGCCACGGGGTCATCTAGGGTGAAGGCAGTGCTTAGACCTAGCTCAACTGTTACAGCCATTAGGCGCTCGCAAACACAGGACCGCTAGTGCGCTCATATCGTTTGATAGCTGTAACAATCTGCTCACCAATCTGTGCACCGTTAGCACCCATCCCAGCGTTCACATTGATGTTATAGACCGCTTTGCGATCACCACCAGAGCGAGCATCCTCAGACAACATAGAGTCAAGTTGAGTCAGCGGAATGACAACCTCAGGCTGCCCAACCTCAGCCAAACGCCCCAACACACCACCAGGCTGAGGCATGACCACACCACCAGTAGCAAAGTCAAGATACCCACCACCCTCAAAACCGCCACGCCTCATCTCAGTAGTGACCTCACCGAAAGACAAACCTTTCAGAATGTCAGTCTGTTTCACAGGACCACTGAGCAAACGGTTGAACTCAGACAGCACATCATTCAAGAACTCCAAAGCCCCTGCCAGAAGATTGATGCCAGTAATGATTACACCACTGGTTATCTTCAGGAGGAACTGGCCCAAACCAGAATCAATGAAGGTGATGACCTCATCCACGATATTCAAGAAAGCTGTACCAATACGCTCAAGCGCTCCCATGAATGTCTCATTAGTGAACAGGTCAATGACAACCGGCATAACCGCTTCACCAAGCTCACCAAGTTTCCCTGTAAGCGTTTCAACTATCTGGAAAATGTTGTCAAACATCTTCTCAATGAAAGGCCCATTCTGATCCATGAACTCAAGGAACCTATCAAGATAAGGCTGTAAGCGCTCCAGCAAAGCCAAACCAATCTCTAACAGGATGCCCCTAGCGCCAGCCATAGCTTTATTGAACTTGAACTCTGCCGTTTGCCCTGTAATTGCCAAAGCCTCATCAAGGATCCCCACATCATCAGCCATGAGGCTCATAATTCTCGCGTTGTCCTCCGCGTTCTTACCCATAAGGTCAAGAACACCCATCAAAGCGCGAATGTTGCCAAACACCATGGATGCAGCCTCTTCGTTATCCCCAAACCTGTCTTTCAAAGTTTGGAGTGTTGCAAGCAATCCCTCTTCCTTGATTTGGTCACGCAAGCCTTGAGCTGAGAGTCCCATGTCTGCTAACGCTTTATTGGCTCCTGCGGTAGGACTCAGGATGGTTGCCATTACCTGACGGAGCTGAGTAGTTGCAATCCGTGCATCAGAACCAGTCTTTGACATGGCAGCGACAGAACCAGCAACCTGATCGAATGAGATACCCATTTCAGAAGCAATAGGCAACACCATTCCAAGCGCATCAGCGAAGTCAGCAGGCTCAGCTTTACCCAAACGAACAGCCTCAGCCAAAACATCTACAGCTTTAGTACCACTCAAGTTTTCAGCACCAAAGGCGTTCATTGCTGAGGTAGCAAGATCCGCAATGGTTTTGGTCTCACCCAGGCCAATAGCAGCACCCTTCAGAGAGGCTTCCAGGACCTCTGTAGCTTCAGCACCACGCAAACCAGCAGAAGTAATGAAGAACAGTGCATCTCCAGCCTCTGTTGCACTCTTCCCAAACTCAGGACCTAACCGTTTAGCAGCATCCTCAAGCTCACCAATCTCATCAGCAGTAACACCAACCAAACCCTGAATCTTGGCAAAGCTAGACTCAAACTGTGTAGCTTCACGCACAGAGGCAACACCTACAGCAGCGATAGCAGCAGCAGCTGCCTTACCAACTTCAGCAGCGAACCCACCAAATTTGCTTAGCGCGTTTTGCGCCATGCTCAAACCTTTAGGGTCAAACTTTGTTACTAGGGGAATAAAGATGGCCATTAGAAACCAAACCTCTGCCTTCTGATCTCATTGCTTGCATCCTGCATAAACTTTTTGATTGCGCGTTTCCCCAGACCCTCAATTTGGGGGTAACGCTTCACAGCGGAATCGTAAGCAAAGTAACCACCGCGCCCCCTAATCGGTTTGTACGCTCTGATCCCACGGTTGAAAGCCTGCCCCTGACCATTCACCCTGTGTTGCAACCCAGAGTAACCACCACGCTCATACACTTTGGAGAACCGTGCCCCTGGTCTCCTAGAAGATCCTGCAAGCTCAGCGTAATCAAAACCAATACCACCACCGGCCCTAGTCCCACCAGTGAACTTCATAGCGAGCAACCTTGTAGACCCACCACGCGCACGCCCAGGAGTAAAGGACACAGAGGAGCGCACCTGACCAGTCCACCTAGTCACACCGTTATGGTCCATCCCAGAGAGAGGAGCCTGTTCAGGCACATCAGAAGCAATAGCCTTAGCCACAGGATTGATAGACCCACGCATCTCAGCACGCAACTTATTTAGCGCCTTACGGTCCAACCCCCTGAGGGTGCTAGTGAGCTGAGCGATACCCTCAACGCGCATCTGAGTAGAAAGCAAGGCAGACTCCAATCCTGCCTTCTATTCTATCGCCTACGCTTACGCGGTCTCTGGCTAGCTTTAGCCTTAGCCTCCAACACCTTCTGAATAGTGAACAGCATCCTAGGGTGCAAGTCAGCAAGATCCTGAGGACTGATACCAGTCTCTACAGCAATCTGAGCAATCAGCCAGTGAGCTGAGGAATCCCCCAGCCCCTTTATGATTTTGGGTTGCCAGCCTCAACGCCTTCCACAGACTCAACCCACTTAGCGAAAGCATCTTTGGTTTCACCAGTGCGCTTGAGCACATGCCACCCCAGCCAGAGCAGGTGGGTGATTTTCATGTCCTGGTTTAGGCGTGACACAGACAGATCGTACTCTGCCTCAAAAGCCACAAGGTCAGCAGCAATACCAGTGACCTCTTTGGAAGTACCGTCAAGGAAAGTAAGTAGGAGCGTAAAGTTCATGCCCCTGATACTACCCTAATTTAGGCAGTACCGCGTGTGATTGCACCATCCACGGGGAAAGTCAGGTCCTGCGTTGCCAGGTCTCCCACATTAGAGCTGAAGGGAGTGGACTGGACCACCAGCGCGTTGAAACTGTAGCTGGGGTTGCTGGAACTTACTGCACCGCTCGTGGGCTTAATAACAACAGCGACAGTGCCACCCAGATTGTCAAAGATGGTCTCATCTACAGACCCTGAAGCAAAGTCCTGGTGAAAGCTAAAGGTTACGCTGGAGTCCTGCAGGCCACCAATGTAGCGCCGTGCAGAATCGCCAAAAGCAGTAATCTCAAGCTGTTCCCTGGAGATGTCCAAGGTGACTGCAGCAAGGCTGTCACTGAAGTCAGTGCCTGCAATAGTAATGTCAAAATCAGTAGCTGCGAACTTGGCCACTTTTTCTCCTTATTCCGCGTAAACTATGGCAGAAAACTCAGCTGCCAAGTATTGTTGCTCTCCTAATGTTATCGCACCAATGTTAGTCATCTCCTGCAACCTCACATCAAATGCGTTACCGCCCAAAGTCTTATCTGACTGTAGGGCAGTCTTAACACCACCAGCACCTGTGGAGGCGTAAGCGTTCAACCTGGTTTGTGCATTGCGCTCAGAAACGCGCCCCACAATCACAGTAATGGTGAAAGTGTAAATAACCATCCCACCCTGGAAAGCCTGATCGTATTGCACATTGTTGAGCTGGACAACAGCGATAGGTGGGGAAGGGTTGTCAGGGAGCTCAGCAGCAGTTCTCAGACCGCTAATCGTTGCAAGGTTAGTTGCAAGCCCATCCCTAATATCTGAGATGCTCACGCGAAAGCCATCCTACGGAAAGGCATGAGGAGTTTCTCAACATCAGGATCCACCCTGCCCACACGCATCACGCCTAAGTCTCCAAAGCCCATAACCCCTGTGGGGGAATCGTAACGCTTGAACTGTCTCATAGAAAGAATGATGCAGGCTTGCTTCACCGCTGTAGGGATAGAAGGCCAACCCCAAACTCCCGTGATCTGCACGGATGCCTCATTGCTGTTCACATTCCGTGGCTCATAGATAGGGAACAAGTACTCCCCAATAGCGCGTACCTGAGTGTAAGGAGTAGTGATTCCACCAGCGATACCGTTGAGAGGGTTGAGCTGGTAATCCGTGGCCTCCCAGGTCACATCAAAAGTGCCTGAGCCATCACTGTCTGTCTTGAGAGTAGTAATGGACTGTAGGTCATCCAGCTCCACTGTGAACACATCAGTGGGCCGGTAAATCCTGGTAGCCGTAGAGCCGGTGAACACGCGCTCACACCAGCCATCAATCTCACGGGATGCTGCCTCAATGCTTATCTCAAGCAGGCTGTCATCCACCGTGTCTGTAATCCTGAGCGCTGCTTTCACATCTGAAAGAGTCGCGTACCCATTTGTAATCGCCACTAGAAACCTCCAGCTCCTAGTTTACCGCCCTAACCTGCCTACGCTTTAGCAAGATAGTCCCTCAGGAACGGGAACCAATAATCCTCCCAGACCGTCTCAATATCGAACTGCAAGGCAAATGACCTAGCCACGCTAGAAGTCCCTCTATCGGCTTTGTACGCCTTGTCAAGTGCCTCTACAAGGTCAGCCAGGATAGGGATTTGATAGAAGCTTTTTTGGGGCTCATCCCAAAATGGCTGTCCGGTCACCTTGAATCCATCCTCAGCGACCAGATCAGCGGTGGCAGCCCAGTCAGACCCAATCACCCTAGTCCCACACGCTTGAGCCTCAATGATAGGAACCCCAAACCCTTCCCCATAGGTTGCCATCCACACCACATCAGAAGCGGTATAGATTGCAGCAAGCTCTGTTTCTGTGTAACCCACTCTGAGCTCATCCCTGTTAGCGAAAGTCACAGCGCTTGCAGGAACCCCAGCAGACTGCATCAGGTGGACCAGGTGGAACCCACCCACCACAGGGAGAGTGTCAGCATGTATATACAAGTGAGAGTCAGGGTTTTGTTTGTGGAAGATACCAAAAGACAGGAACAGCTCAGCGTAAGCCTTCCTATGCACAATCCCATTAGCTTTATTCGCCATCACAGCAGTCACAAGGAAAGTATCAGGATCTATCCCCATGTACTCCCTAGTAGGCAAACCCCTGAACTTAGGTGTGGGCTTGAACACATTAGTGTCCACCATGTGAGGAGCGTAAGGTGCTTCCATACCAGCGCTCGCTAACTGTCTCACACCGTGAGGAGCCATAGCCACAGGGGTCACATTGTCACGCTTCAAAAACTGTTTCACCATAGGAGGCATAGTGATGTGATCCAGGGGAACCCAGGACACAATAGGTGTCTCAGTTTCCAGGTCTTTGTAAACCCACACATCATAGAGAGTCATGAGGAAGTGAGGCAGGTTCAAGTGTGACTCCCTGTGGGTTTCATGCCACAGATTGATGACATCATCACTGTAAGGCTTCACACCCTTAGGGTAAACAGGCACATCACCGTACTTTGTCCTGTGCTTCCCAATATGCCCCTCAGTCCCATAGTTAGACAACACAGCCACATGTAACCCGTGCTGTTTCATCTTCTCCACCAGGAGACCAGCCTGCACACCATACCCAGTAGCAAGACCAGGACTATTAGAAACCAGTGACACTACACCCTTGAGTTTTTCCATGCCCACCACAATAGCGGAAACCCCCACCAGTCACAGGGACCGGCAGGGGTTTCAGCGTTAGTAGCTAGATGCTTATGCAAGCTCCAGGTACTTGATGTGAGATGCACCGTTAGCAACACCAGCGCCGAGACGGTAGGTGAAGCGGTAGCCGGTGATGTCGTTTGCGAAGTATGCATCCGTGGACACAGCGACCTCAAGGCCGGTGGTGGATACCTTCACAGAGGGCCAGTGTCCGAAGAGCACTGCTTTGTTTCCGGTAGCGATACCATCCACAGCAGGGTTCTCAATGACGGGCATACCCAGGATGGTGGAAGGACCGCCAGCAACCACATCAAGGATGTAGCGACCATCATTGTCCTTCAGCTTACGGATTGCACCCAGAGTTGCGGTGGAAACCATGTAACCAGTTCCAGGGAGCATACGCACAGCACCATCCACAGAGAACTGAAGGTCAATCAGCTCATCAGCGGTGATCGCGTTAGTGGTTCCAGCGGTAACACCAGACCCAGCAACAGCGATAACAGCTGCGTGGATGACCGTGTTGGCACGGGTTCCAATCGCGTTACCAGCCTGCTCAGCAATGTTGGCCTCAATGTCAAAGCCAGCGTCAGTGATGAGCTCGTTAGCAAGCTTCGTGATGAAGCCCTGCTTAGCCATCTGCAGCAGGATGCTGGAGTAGGTGGGCTCGCTCTCGTCAATGGCGGAGCCAGCTGCCTTCTCCGTAGCAGCGGAGTATGCGGTCATAACGGGGATACGGAGGTCCTCACCGCTGTCACGGTTGAACACCTCAGAGGTCTCCAGGTACGGTCCAACCAGGCGAGCCAGGCTGTACACGCGGTCAAGGAACGCAACAGGCACAGTGTTAGCAGAGGGAACCAGAGTCGCACGCTTCTCCATAGAGAAGGTGTGCTCACGCACCTCACCACGAGCCATGGCACGGAAGATTTCAGCATCTCCACGGGCCTCTTCAGCAGGAACGAAACCGCGAGAAGCTTCAGCAGCCTCAGCAGCACGGTCAGCATTGCGCTTAGCAACCTCAAGAGCCTCATCAGCTCTGCGGATGTCAGACTCAATGCGGTCAATCTTTTCCAACTCAGCTTGGTCAAGTCCACGCTTGTCTGCTTCTGCACCGTCAATAACTTCACGGATTTGCATGGTCAGGTTAGCGCGGATCTCTTCCTGAGTCTTGATGAACTCAGACATGATGTCCTTTCACTAAATGAATAAATGGTTTTCGCCATGGCGGTAACGCTCAACAGCTCTCAGCAGCGGTAACGCACAAATCTGATACTTCAATGATACCCCTAGGGGTTTACCGTGCTCCAGAAAACATGCTAGGTTAGTGCTCTCAACTGAATAGCGAAAACCCCCCAAACTGCTGTTTCAACTACAACTTATTCGTAAACAAGAAAGGTAAGGTTCGCGCAGAGCGCGTAGAGCCCATAATTTCGCGGTGCGAGTGTCTGGGGGGTTTTGCTATGCCAAGAGAAAACCCTCAGCAGCCGAAAGGGGAACTACTGAGGGTGAGACACACTAACGCTGTTCAACAGCCCCAAGAACGCGCGTCTCTTTTTCTCTCTGCTGTTCTGTGCCCCTCACGGGCTTCACCCTCTTTGGTGTATCAGCAGAATCCAGTTCAACAATCGCCTCAGCAAACGCCCCAGCCATAGCCTTGATAGGACCAGACACAGGATCACCAGCCACCCTCAGGATGGTTTGCTCAATCTGTTCTTTAGTAGCCATTAGTTACCCATCAGTAGTTCTAGCTTTTTCTTTTTCAGAGCCAGCATCTCAAGCCCGTTATCTTCCTCAGCAGGTGCTTCCTCCACAGGGGAAACCTTGTCAAGGACTGTCGTAATCAGGTTACGGTCATCAGCGGTAATCTCTTCACCGTTCTCAATCTTCAGCAGGGCATCAGCGAGAGCGTCAGGGTCCACATCAGCACGCTTAGCAATCTTGTCCAAACCGCGCACCGCTGTAGAGCCTGCCGTGGCAGTGTAGGCAGGGAACGCCACAATGCTCACCTCATGCAGGTTGATTTTCGTGAGGGTTCTGGTGGAGCCGTCAGAGGACCACTCATCCCCACCACGCGCCACAGTGAAACCAAATGACATGGCATCCACATCACCGCGTGCGATCAGCTCACGGGCGTCACGCCCCACGCTGGTGTTAGGGAGAACAGCCTCCACATACAAGCCACGGTCATTCTCTGTCAGTTTCAGAGTGCCAGCCCTAGTAGAGCCAAGCACAGAAGCAGTGTCATGATTCCACAACAGTTTGATGTCATTGCGGTTCCTCAAAGACCCACGGAAAGCACCAGGAGCGATACGCTCAGTGAAAGGCAGAGGCTGTGAGTCACTATCGAAAACTGCAGCGTAACCAGTGAAGGTCATGCCCTCCTCAGTTTCACGCACCTCAAACTCTGCAGGATTGACTCTAGTTTCTAGTTTACTCAAGGCTTCTCCAGTCACACGGTTCTCATTTTCCGCTTCTATTCTACCAATCACCCCATCCGCGTAGTCCATTGCACGCTGGGCAGAGCGCCTAGTGGTCCCACCACCCCAGAGGGCGATAGCGACAACACCAGGTGAAGGGAAGTCATCATTGTCAGGGTTAGCTGCTGGTGCATCAAAGTCCACCATGTGTCTTGCAAGGAACGCGCGGATCCTCACCCACTTATCAGCTGTCACGCTAC